GAATTATTGACTCATTGGGGATTGATATATATGGATTTAATGTATGTAGATTATTAATATTAAACTTTTAAAAATATAGTAAAAAACTAGCTCAATGCTTTGGAAACATTATGTAAAATATACTTTACATAATTGTATTAGTCATTCAATACAGTTTAGTGTATATCAAATAAATACAAGTGTCCACGATATAAAGACACATATACGTATTAAAAACTAGTCAAAAATAAATAAAAATGATATAGAAATGGACAGAATACATATACATACTAAAACATATCAAAAAACTAAAAAATAATTTTCAAACGATATAGGGAAAAATAGGAAAAAATGAGAAAAATCTGACAATATCTGACATATCACCAAACAGGAGGAAAAAATAGAAAAAAATAACCAAAAATGATATGTAAAATAAGAGCATACGTTCTATTTTTGAGCATATTGTTTTTATTTTTTTTTATTTTGGATATGTTTGTCAATATTTGGATCTATTTGGTTATACTGTTTTGATATATTTGACAATTTTTGATTAATTTGGATATGTTCCACGATATTTTTTAATATTTTTTGATATATTGGTTTTGAATTTTTTTGGATATGTCTGGCTCTGTTTGACTAATCCAGAATTGGACAGTATATATCGATTTTTTTTTATTTTTTGGATATGTATGTATATCGATTTTGGTCAATTTTGGTTCAATTTGGCTATATTTGGCTATATTGAAAAAATAATTGTGGGATATACGAATATTAAATTGGAATCGATACGTAGGAATAGAGCAAACGTTCTTTTTTATATAGATCATTTTTATTTTTATTTGGATATAGTCCTAGTGGTCCAGATTTATCAATATTTGTCTCCTTTTGGATATATTTAGATATAGTCAAATATATCTAAAAGAGATAAGGACATAATCAAACCAATATCAATATACTAAGGAGAACATATCAAAACCATTATAAAAATATTGTGGAATATACTAAAACAGATATGCATAACCAAAACAGATTAAAACACTAACCAAATATAACCATACTATATATCAATTATATTATTTATTTTGATATGTATATTGATATGTAGATGTTTATCAATATTTGGATATATTCATCTCTGACTCTTTTTAGATATATCTGACCATATTTGGATATGGTTTGTATATCGTTTTTTATTTTTTTGGATATATTATGTTGGATTATTTATTTGTCTATATTTGGATATATTTATTTCTTTTTTAATAATCCATATTGGATATATTCTTTTCTTTTTGACTCCTTTTGGATATGTCTAAGTAGAAGTGAGCAACACTAGGGATGCTGCCATATATTAAATTGATATCATACATCCAAATTTAAAAAGAATATACAGACGTAAAGTATACTTTACATCTAATATATTTAAAGAAACAAACGTTCTATTAAATTATATTTAATTATAAAGGAGATACTACATTCCCATATATAGAAGAAAGGAGAAGACTTATGAGCAAAGCACCTAGAAAAGAATTAACTGCTAGACAAAAGCGTGGTGCCTATATGCATGCCATAGAACTAAAGACTGGTAAAGATATAGCTGAAACATTAGGAGTATCTGAACAATCAGTATCTAAATGGAAACATAATCCATTATGGCAGGCTGAGGTAGATAGATTACTAAAAGAAGAATGGCGCGAAGCATGTAAAGAACTTCAAAAGCTTATGATTAAAAAAGCCAGAGGTGAAGACTTTAAAGCATTGGCCTATGTATTAGATTCTAATGGCTACCAAGCACCTACAGAATTCAAGGTAGAACAAAAGACTATAGAAGTTACTATAGACGAAGAAGATGAGGATGAATAATGACTAATTTAAAAATAAGTAAAAAGATTTTTAATAATGTCTATTATCCCTATTTGCAGCAATACGATAAACCATTGGAAATATATTATGGTGGTGCAGGTTCTGGTAAATCTGTCTTTATTTGTCAGAAATTATTAATAAAAGCATTAAATGATAAACGTAAGGTATTGGTAATAAGAAAGATACAAGCCAGCCAAAAGGAATCATGTTGGCGCTTATTCTTAGAAACCTTAGAAGCCTTCCATATATTAGAATATTGTTCCATTAGAGTAAGTGATATGACTATAACACTACCTAATAAATCTACTTTTATATTTAAAGGATTAGATGATTCAGAAAAGATTAAATCAATAGTAGGTATAACAGATATATGGATGGAAGAGGCTACAGAGTTTTTAGAAGAAGATTATGAACAATTAAAATTAAGAATGAGAGCTAAGAAGAAAGATCTTCAAATGCTTTTATCTTTTAACCCAGTAAGTAGAGCTAATTGGATCTATAAAAGATGGTTTGCTGAGAATGCGTACGATGAGGCATTCATATTAAAAACTACCTATAAAGATAATAAATTTCTACCACAACAATATATTGATAGTTTAGAGGAATTAATAGAAACATCACCTATATATTATAAAATCTATGTTATGGGTGAATTTACTTCATTGAATAAATTAGTTTATTCTAATTGGAAAAAAGAAGAGGTAAATATAGAGGAATTGAATAAAGAAGATCTATATATCTGTTGTGGTTTGGACTTTGGATTTAGTTTGGATCCTACTGCCTTTATAGCATCTTACTTAGATGAGAAAAATAAAAAGATCTATATCTATAAAGAAATAGTGGAAAAGGGTAAAACCAATCCAGAACTAGCAGAGATATTAACCAATGAGGGATTCAGTAAGGCGATCATAATAGCAGATAGTGCTGAACCTAAATCAATAGAGGAATTGAGACAAGAGGGAATAAGAAGAATAAGACCATCTAAAAAGGGACCTGATAGTATAATACATGGAATACAAAAATTACAACAATATGAAATTATAGTTGATCCTTCTTGTATACATGTAATAACTGAATTAGAGAATTATAGTTGGCAGAAAGATAAGTCAGGGGAATATATACAGAGACCAATAGATGATTTTAACCATTGTCTTGATGCATTGAGATATTCTTTACAGAGTGTTGCAGCACAGAGGAGAATAACGACATTTGATAAGCACGTATTAGGACTATAAAGGAGAGAGAAATAGATGAATATATTTGATACTACTCATCCAGACTATATAGCAAAATTAGCAACCTTTGGTCAAAGTAGATGGAATGGCGCTTATTATTATGCTAAGGAAATAGAAAAGTTTTTTATTCCTACAATAAAAACAGATAGAAATTGGGTTTTATTAAATATGGAAGGACATTGTTGGGATCACTCAATTGTGTTTTGTCATAATAATAGAAAGCCATATAGATATGAATGGTTAAAGAAATATAAAGATTTACTTTTGGTATGTAGTCTTCCTTCTACTTATGAAGCAGTGAAGGAGTATGGTACACCTATATTGCTTCCTCTCAGTATAGATTTAGAAGAAATGGAAAAATATAAAAAAGAGAAAAAAACAAAAGATATCTGCTATGTAGGAAGAAAAATAAAAGCAAAATGGGGAAGAGTACCATCAGGTACTCATTTTTTATGTGGAATGCCTCGTGAACAGTTACTTACAGAATTAGCAGATTATAAAAGAGTTTATGCGATAGCTCGTTGTGCTGTAGAAGCAAAGGCTCTTGGTTGTGAAGTTGTTCCCTATGATCCACTTTTTCCAGATCCTGATTTTTGGAAAGTAATGGATTCAAGAGATGCAGCTAAAATGTTACAGAAAGAAATAGACAAAATAGATAATAAGGAGAAATAAATAAATGAGATATTATCTAAGAGAAGACATAAATCTAAATGAAGATTTGATTTATAAATACATAGAAGCAGATAAAGCTAATTATGCTAGACTATGTAAATTGAATCAATATTATAAGGCAGATCATCAGATAAATAAGAGAGTATTTGAAGATGAAACTAAGCCTAATAATAAGTTGGTAAATAGTTTTCCAACCTATATTACTGATATGAACACTGGATACTTTATGGGAAAACCTGTTGAGTATTCTTTTTTTGACGATGAATATAAAGATGCAGTAGAAGAGATAAATGACTTCAATAATGAAGAGGGAGAGAACTCAGATTTAGCTAAAGATGCAAGTATATTTGGTTATGCTTGTGAATTATTATATTTAGATAATGAAGCTAATATTAAATTTCATTCTATGTGTCCTATAGGAACAATAATGATTTATTCAGATAGAATTGATCCTGAATTATTATATTTTATTCGTTATTATGACTATACAGATATAGCAACAGGAGTAACTGTTAAATATATTGATGTATATACTCGTAAAGAAGTAAGACATTATATATGGGATGTAGTAGGAGTTAGATTTTTAGAATCTGAGCCTCATCCTTGGGGTGAAGTACCTGTAGTAATCTATCAGAATAATAGAGAAGAGCTAGGTGATTTTGAGAGAGTTATTTCTTTAATAGATGCCTATGATAGTCTTGAGTCTGATAGTGTAGATGATGCAGATTATTTCAGTGATGCATATCTTTTATTAAGTGGAGTAGATGGAACTACTTCTGAAGATATAGCAACAATGAAAGAAAATAGAGCAATGATTTTACCAGAAGGTAGTGATGCTAAGTGGTTAATTAAAGATCTTAATTCTACAACTGGAGAATCATTAAAAACTAGAATACAGGAAGATATTCACAAATTCTCATTTACACCAAGTATGACAGATAAAGATTTTGCTAATAATGCTTCTGGTGTAGCCATGAAGTATAAATTAATGGGCTTAGAGAATGCAGTAGCTAAGAAGGAGCAGTCATTCAAAAAAGGATTAAGAAAAAGATATGATCTTATAAATAAGATGCTTGAATTATTTGGACAGAATTATGATACAGATATGACAATTATCTTTAAGAGAAATCTTCCAGAGAACTTAGTAGAAATGGCTGATATTCTTTCTAAGGTTGGACATTTATACAGTGATGAGACACAGAGAAGTATTTTACCTTGGGATGTGGATGATGAAGCTGAAGAAGAAAAGATTCAAGCAGAAGCTGAAATAAAAGTAGAAGAAAAAGTAGACCAAGATGAAGAGGTCTAATTTTTTTTTTATTTATATTTAATTATAAAAGAACGTATGTTTCTTTAATTATATTTAATTATGAAGGACGTGTAAAAATAAACACAAAAAATTCAAAAGAAAGAGGAACTATTTAATAGGTACTCAGAAAGGATTACAAAATGGAAAATAATACAAATGAAAACATTGAAACTCAAGTAACTGAAGAAAATAAACCAGGAACAGAGGGTCAAGAAAACAAAGGTCAAATAACATTATCACAGGAAGAGTTAAATGCTTTAATAGCAAAACAAAGTCAGTCAGAAATAGACAGACGTGTGACTCAGGCAGTAAAGAAAGTTACTGAGAAATATGAAAAGCAACTTAGTTTATCTAAATTAGATGAAGATAAAAGAGCAGTAGCTGAGAAGGATTTAAGAATTCAAGAGTTGGAAGATCAACTTAGAGAATTTGCAATACTTCAGAATAAGAATGAAGTAACTAAAACTTTAAGTGCAAGAGGACTCTCTGCTGAATTTGCTGACATACTCGTAATTGGTGATGATATTGATCAGGCTCAGCAAAATATAGAGACCTTAGATAAACTCTTTAAGAAGGCAGTAGCAGATGAAGTAAAGAGAAAATTAGCACAGGCTGCAAGTACACCTTCAGGTGGAAATGGTGGCGAGAATATAGCTGCACAGAGAGCAGAATTTAAGAAGAAATCTTTAGCTGAGCAAAACAAATTATATCAAGAAAACCCAGATTTATATAAAGTTTTGACAGAATAAGGAGATAAAAATGGCAAATACAGTATATGCAAATAAAGTATTAGAGTCTAAATTACAAGACTTACTTACAACTAAAGTAAATACCAGAAGTATGATGACTATTGATGATTCATTAGAACAGTCTGCTGGTATGACAAAGACAGTTAATTTATATACATATTCAGGTGAAGCTGAAGAATTAGCAATTGGTGCTGGTAGTACAGCAGCTAAGAGAGGTTCTATTTCTTATCAGGGAACTGATTATACAGTTAAATTAACTCAACAGGCATTTGATTATTATGATGAAGAAGCAATGAAAGACCCATTCATCGTTGATGGTTTAATGGAAGGTGCTTCTCAAGTAATGGTTAACAAAATGAATGGAGATTTCATTAGTGCTATTACAAGTGAAGATATTACAAATGAAGTTAATTTTGCTAATGAGCTTTCTTATGATTCAATCGTTGATGCTATCAGTGAAATTAACGTAGAAGATGAATCTCAGCTCTTTGTTGTTATTCCTAACAGCTGGAAAGCTGGATTAAGAAAAGACCCTGATTATATTTCAGCACATCTTGGTGATGTTGTTTATAATGGTCAGGTTGGTTTAATTGCTGGTATTCCAGTAATTGCTACAAAAGCACTTGATGCAGCAGAAACAGCAGCAGTTATGAGCAAAGAAGCAGTAAAACTCTTCTTAAAGAAAGATGTAGAAGTAGAACAAGAAAGAGACGCTGACCACAGAAAGAACTCTGTATACTTAAGAGCTACTTATCTTGTTGCTTTAGTAGATGCTACTAAGATTTGCAAAATTGCTAAAGCTGAAGCTTCTGAGTAATAAATAAATAAGGAGGTCTGAGTATGTATGACAAAATCGTACAAATTTTGGGCATATCTGAAGAAGACACTCAGGCCCAAGATTTAATAGAAACTTTGATCGATCTATGCAGTGATGAAGCTAAATCATTTACCCATGAACAAGATACTTCTAAATTAGAAGAACTTATTATAGCTATGGTATGTGAGCGCTATAACACATTAGATTATGCTGGTATAGCTTCTACTTCATATAGTGGAGTAAGTCAATCTTTTAGAGATGGGTACAGTGAACAAGTAAAGGCTTTAATAAGGGCTAAGAGACATTTAAAACTTGTCTAGGTGATAATTATGAGATCACAGCAAATTAGACAGAGTTTTAAAAAGGCCTATGAATCATATGATATGTATGGTGATCGTATAGTGAACTATATAAATCAAGAACCAATATTTATATGGTTAACTACTAAAGATGTAGTGAAGTTTAATAATATAGATATTAATGGGCTTCAATATGATTATGTAGGAATAACAAAAGATCAAAGACCAGAGAAAAATGACTTAATAGATGAAAAACAAATAGTCTATAAAGTTGTAGTAAATCGTTTCACTTATCTTTTCTTACAAGATTATAAAGGAAGTGATGATAGTGAGTAACTATAGTGTAGATACTACTATAAAACAACTTGAAACTATAATTTCATCTTCTGTAGAAGATTTTGGAGAACTACTTGTACAAGATGCTAAAGCTAAAGCTCCAGTGAGAACTGGAAGACTTAGAGACAGTATTCAATATGAAGTAGATGGTTATCAAATACAGGTTGGAAGTAGTGTACCATATGCAGGATATGTAGAAGCTAAAAAGCACTTTCTAGAACAAACTAGTGAAAAAGATAAGATGAAATTTGCAGAAATAATAACTAGTAAAATAAAGGAGTAGTAGGCTATGTTAGAAAAAATCATAAGTGATATAAAAACAGCAACAAAATTAAATGTGTATGCTGAGAAGTCTACACATAAGACTGACTGCATAGTCTACTCCCTCTATAAAAGCTATGATACTGGTACAGTTTCAACATATAGACTTACTATAAAAATACTCTCAAAAACAGTAGCCAAAGCAATAGAAGTAAAGGAAATCATAGATAACATACTCATCACTAAAGGAGATGAGAGAAAATATGATGATATTACTGAATGTGACCAAAATGGTGGTGGAGTAATTTGGGATGAAGAAGTGAGTATGTACCAAGTTATAGCATATTATGATTTTATAACTAAAAGTAGAATAAATTTTTAATTTATAGATAGGAGTAATTATGGCAGCAAGTGAAAGAATCGTTTTAGGTAGTGGCAAACTTTACTGTGTAACAGGCACTAAAACTAATGGCGAATATGTAATTCCTGCTGATGCAACTCTTGAAGACGACGACAATTTACTTGGATATATCCAGGGAGGAGCTACAATTGAATATGCTCCAACTTTCTACACAGCCAAAGATGACCTTGGAGTAGTACAGAAAAAATTCATCACTGATGAAACTGTAACATTAAGCTCTGGAATAATGACATGGAATACATCAGTCTTAAAGAAATTAGTCAGCACAGGAGTAGAAACTACTGAAACTGGAAAATCAATATTAAAAGTTGGTGGTGTTGAGAATTTTGTTAATACACAATATGTTTTAAGATTCGTACACACTGATAAAATTGATGGTGATATAAGAGTTACAATAGTAGGCTCAAATGAGAGTGGATTCTCAGTAGCTTTCCAAAAAGATCAGGAAACTGTTGTAAATGCTGAATTCGCAGCAGTACCTCAAGATAAGAATGGTACACTCATAATCATCGAATTTGATGATCCAAGTGTAAGTGAATAATAAAAAATGTAGTAAGGAGGCTCTTTAATGGGCCTCCTATTTTTAATACAAAAAAATATAAAGGAGATCAAAATATGCTAGATCTAAACAAATTAAAGAGTAAAAATTATGAATTTATATGGTTTGATGGATCAACACTTCAACTAAAAAGACCATCACAAAAGATGTTTGATAAATTAATGGAACTCAGTGAACTTAAAGAAGCTGATTACAAAAGTTTAATCAAAGTAATTTTTGATGTATTAACTGAAATTATAAATGGAAACATCAATGGTAGAAAATTTACCAGAGAGGAAATAGAAGAAGAGTTTGATTTATCTTTAGCCTATATATTCATTGAAGATTATACAAAATATTATGTTCCTCAATTGGGGGAATAGAAATCCCTTCACTTCCATATGAGTATGAACCTGGTGGAGGGAGTAAAAAAGATAAGAAAATCAGGCACTATGACTATACAGTAGATACTATAGATTTAAAGATGTTAAATGAATATACAGGAATGAGCTTTAGTGATCTCATAGAACTTGACATCATAACTTATAGAAAACTACTTAGAGATGCAGCTATTTATAATCTTGAACAATCTGATGAAGGTAAAGATTATTTAGAACAGTGCTGGATCTTGAAACAGACTAAGCCTGATAGGGAGAAATTAAAGGAGAAACAAAATGCTTAGTCTACCAGAATTAGTATTAAAAGTAAAAGTAGATGATAAGGCTGCTAAAACAGGACTTAAAGGGGTAGAAAAATCTGCTAATGAGGCTGCTGGTGGTATAGGTGCAAAATTCGCTGGATTAGGCAAAAGTATAGCAAAATCTCTTGGAAAAATAGCAGTTGCTGGAGCTGTAGCTCTTAGTGCAGCACTTGTAAAAGTAACTAAAGATGCTTTTAAAGCAACTTCTGAATATGAACAGTTATCTGAAGGCTTAAAGTTATCTATGGGGGATGCCTATGATTACTTAGAAGAAAAGGCATCTAATGCATGGAAGACTATGGGTCTTAGTATGAATGATTACTATGATCAGGCTTCTAATCTTTCTGTAGGTTTAAAAAATGCTTTAGGTGGAGATACTCAAGCTGCTGCAGAATTGACTGATAAAATCTTGACAGCAGAAGCAGATATCAGTGCTGCAACTGGTCAAACTCAGGAAAATGTACAAAATGCCTTTAATGGAATCATGAGAGGCAATTTCACCATGATTGATAATCTTAGATTAGGTATTCAGCCTACTAAAGAAGGTTATCAGGAAATGATTGATAAGGTCAATGACTGGAATGCTGCTCAAGGTCATGCTACAGAGTACCAAATGGGTAATTATGCAGATATGTATAATGCTCTTACTGACTATGTAGAAATGCAAGGAATGGCTGGCTATGCTGCTCAAGAAGCTGCTGATACCATACAGGGATCTATAAATTCAATGAAAGCATCTTGGGAAAATCTTTTAACTACATTAGGTAGTGGTGATGATGCCAAGATACAGGAAGCAACACAAAACTTAGTTGAATCTATAGGAAATGTACTTAAAAATAGTATACCAATTCTACAAAATATAATAAAAGGAATTGGTACTGCTTTAATAGAGGCTTTTGGTGAAATAGATGGTGAAGCGTTAAGAACAAAAATAGGTGAAACTTTATCTAAAATTGGAACTTGGATAAGTGAAAAAGTACCAGAAGCTATAAATAATTTAGCGAGTAGTCTTGGTGATGTACTCAATTCAGGATTTGGTCCTGAGGGACAAATAGCATCACCAATTATGCTTGGAATTAAAGACTTATTAAAAGGTATATTTGAAGCCATTTTAAAGGCAATACCTGGTCTTTTAAAGTTAGGTGGAGAATTACTCGTTATAGTTGCTGAACTTATAGAAATGGTCTTAGAAGCATTATTAGAAGCTATAGCTAATGCATTTTTAGCTATATGGGCTGCAATTGAGCCATATTTAAGTCAAGGCTGGGAAGCTATTAAAAACTGGTTCTTTGGACTTATCAATG